GCCACTTCCAGAAATCGCCCCGATAATTGAGTCGAATGCGCTGTTCGCCAGAACTTCCGCAAACTTGGCAAGCAAATCAGAAAGCGTTCTATTCAAACCCTTTGCGCCGGTCACAAGCTGAGTAAAGGCAGATCGGCCAGCCGATTCGAACCCATCCATTGCCGAAGAAGCTGACTCAAGAGCGGGCGTTATTCCATCAACTTCCTGAGCGGCACCGCCCGCCGAATTTCCCACATCGTCAAGAGCGAGCCTTAAATCATTTGAAGCCTCTTCACCGGCCACCATTTCTTCTTTTGCTGCGGCCATAGCCGCGCGCAATTCCTCCATCCCTGCAACCGGACCTGCAAGTTTGCTAGAGGCTGCGGCGAGATCGCCGAGGATGCCTTCCATTGCATCGGTGGTTGATCGCATTTCGTCAGCCAACCGGCCCATAGCGGACGCCTCATTGCCGCCATCAATGCCCATCATTTCGCCGATTCTGCTTCCGGCAATACGGTCTACAAATTTGCCCCAAGCTACGGAAAGTTTTCCTATAGTTGTAATCCAAGCATATTGGATATCGTTAAAAACAAGAGCTAAGCCAAAATACATGACCTCGGCGCCTGCCTGTATCTTTTCCCACACACCAACGGCAACGTCTTTCAAAAGCCCCAAGGCGTTACCAAAACCTCCAGCCCCCTTAACCAGCCGCCCGAACCAAGCCACCGCCACCCCGGCCCCGATAACTATCGCCCCAAAGCCCGTGGCAAATATCGCACGCCTCAGTATTATAAATGCGCCAGACAGAACGCCGGTTGCCCCTGCCGCTGCTGCCATCGCCACAACAAGTTTGACGCCCAACAATGTAACAGCAACGCCCATCGTGCTTGCCAGCACATCAATGTTGCTCACCAGGCCGTCAATCATTGCCCGCAGCAGCCCGCCCTCGCGCAAGCTTTCAGTCATTGCCTCTGCAAGTCGCCCCATTGCAGGGACCAGCGCAATCGCAAGCTGCTGACCCGCGTATTGTGTGATCAGGCCAAGCCGACCGATCGCATCGTTAGCTTTCTCAATGCGGCTCGCATCAACGTCGGATATCGCGAGACCGTAGGATTCAATGTCACCGCGCGCCGCCCGAATGGCATCGCCGCCACTCAAAACAAGCAACGCCATTTCACGATTCCGCACGCCAAGATCGCGCAGAATGGCCGTGGTTTCGCCAGCGGATAGGCCCAGCGCATTGACCTGATCAGCTATAATCGCCAGCTTTTCGTCCGCGTCCTTGCCTTCTAGATCATCAATCGACAGGCCCAAAGCATCAAGAGCACGCGCGCCGTTGCCGCTCGTTCCGATGCTCGCAAGTTCGCGGTTCATCGTTTGGATATCGTTGGTCATGCTGGAAAGGCTGACGCCCGCTTCACTGGCAGCCAATTCTAGCGCGCGGAATCCTGTGATGGATGAATCCAAACGCCGCGCAGCCTTCGCCGCCCGGTCTATTTCTTTGGCACCCATCAATGCAGCCTTGGAGATTGCCGCACCCATTGCAGCTGCGACACCTGCAACCGCAAGAAACTGCTTCTTCATGCTCCCGAGTTGGCTGCCAGCACGCTTTGCGCCGCGCTCAAATTGCGCGCTGTCAAGTCCGAGGTTGACTCTGAGACTGCCGATTACTGACTGAGCCATCTAGATCACCTCTTTCGCGCCGAATGCGCGCGCCATCGCCAGACCCATAGCAGACAAGACCTCTGGTGTCTGTGCCTGTTTGCCAGCCGCCTTGCCGTTGATGAATGTTTCGGCGTCGGGCATCGTCTCCATCCGCTGTAGGGCCGCAATATGCCAAGACAACCACGCCGCGCGCTTGGCCTCCTGATCCATCCTATCACGCGCGCCCGCCATTTGCGCAACATATAGGCGGGGTGACAGGCCCCAAAAATCAGATGGATTGAAGCCTGCCGAAACATACGCCCGCAACATTGCCAGGAAGTCTAAGCGGCCTGGGCCTTGACCGCTTTCTTCTTTCCCACACGGCCATTTTCCTCCGGCGTTGGCGTTGCGGCCTGCATTAGTCGCGCCAATGAGTCGACGTCCACGCTCATAATGTCGCCAGCATCTTCTATCGTGGCGTCGGGGTGATGGCGCTGCAAAAACGCCAGCATCATCTTCCGCATCATGGACGCGGAAATTCCCACTCCCTCGAAGTCCTCAAAGACCTTAAGGGCGTTCTCGCCAGTTGCTTCTTCGAACCAGCACATTGCGTTAAAGTCGCAGCGCAATGTAAATGTTTTGCCGTCACACTCTGCTGTGACTTCGCCCAAGAATTTGTTGGCCATTAGTCTGCCGCCGCCAGTACGGCCTTGCCTGAGCCTTTTACGGTAAACGTGGAAGTCATCTTATCAATGGACAGTTCGCCGAATTCGTACGCTGTGACAATTCCTGAAAACGTCAACTTGATGCCGTTCGGAAATAGGACTTGGAAGCTGCCGGATTTGGCCTCAAAGGCAGTTACCAAAAGATCGGTCGCGCTTGGTACGAAATTCATCGTGATTGTGGCTTCGCCAGTTTCAGCCATGCCCGCGATATATTCCAAGTACTCGTCTGGGCTTTTCAGGCGCGTGGCGTCGATGGTGCCGCGCGTGCGTCCAGGCGGGGTGATGTTTGTCACCTCGCCCACAATCGTGTAAACAATGGGATCGGCAGTATCGCCGATTCCGAATGAAGCGTTGTAGCCGATATCGGCTGCGGTTGCGGTCATATCATGGCCTCCAATTTGTGATAAAGTCTAGTGATACGCGAAAGTTTCTATCCGGCTCGTTGCCTCCACCTTCGCGGTCATCGCGGGAACCCACCAAGAACACGCCGGAAAGGTCGATGCTGTGATAACCGTCCAGCGCGGCCCGCACAGCGCGGCTCAGCAGCTTTGCGCCGCCGTAGGTCGTGGCGTAGCAATCAGCCTGTATGCGGCCCTGTGACAGCCCGTCAGGCCCCACCAGCGTATGGTCCTCTGCATCGCTGATCGTGTTCAGCACAATGGCGGGGTATGCCAGCCCTTGCGGGTGTGTGCCGAAGTTGATCCGCGTGCCGCAGATGTTGGTCACGGCGGTAGTTGCCAGCAGGAATGCGCGGATTGCTTCTTCCATTTCCTACCCCCCCGCCTTTCGTGCGGCCTTGCGTGCAGCCCGTGCCATTGCCTTATCAATCTCGGTCATCATTTCTCGGCCAAGCCGATCCAGCGTTTTCTTGCCTTCCTGATCCCACGCGGGACGCAGGGCCGGTTGTGGCCCGTGGTTCTGGTTGCCGAACTCTTGCTGCACGCCTGCCGGATCGTTTGTTCCCACAAAGCCCTCAACCGCCGCGCGCTGATCGCGGAACATCTTGCGGTGCAATCCTGACTGTCGCTTGTTCAATTTGGTTGAATAGGAAAATGACTCAGAATACGAACCTGTCGGCCCAACCGGCGCAAGTGAGTTTGCAACCGACGCGATAGGTGTGGCTGAAGTCTTGAGAGACCGCCGCAAGACGCCCTTGCCCGCTGACTTGCTCAAGTCTTTCAGCGCCTTTTCAAGATCGGCAAACCCGGTTGTGCGCATCACCTCAGTCATCGACGCGCGCCCCCGATGTAATTTCAAGCCGACGATTGCGGCCTATTTCTTTGATGCCGTAAATCTGGAACGTCTCGCCGTTATAGGTCAGCGCATCCTTAGCAGTCAACGCGCGAGTGAACGCAGACGAACGCACCTCAAATCGGGATGTTAGGGAGGCAGACACTTCGCCGGAACGCATCTTTTCGCCGTCGCTCACGTCTGTCTTGGACGCGGCCACAGGCGTGCCGTGATTGGCCCAATTCTTAACGATTGAAAACCCGTCATCGGTTTCAGTAAAGCGCCGGAATTGGATGCGCCGATCAAGTGCGCCCGCCCCGCTAACCATACCACCGCACCCGCTCATTGCCGATCAGCGCATCAACGGCCAGCGGCACGGTTGCAAACCGCACGTCGGATATAGCCTCGCGGTGCTCATACCAGTGTGCCACAAGCATTAAAATAGCGTGCCGTATGCCTTGCGGCACATCATCGGGCGCACCGCCATACCCGGCAGTATATGTGATCCTGATCGCGTCTTGCCGGGTGTCTGCCGTTGGCCATTCGCGACCTTCCTTGGGCTTGCAAATCACATAGTCACCGTGAATCCGTGTCTCGAAGTGATCCAGCGTGGCGGTCAACAGCGCGCCGGTGTCGTCAAAATACTGCACCGAAACCAGCGATTGAAACGGGCCAACCTCAAGGCGCGGCCTGCCGGGGGATTGCGTCTCATACTGCGCCCAAGTCTGCGTGATCATGGCGCGGCCAAGTTCGCCCTGCGCGTCAACGTGCGAAACCGCCGCCTTGATCAAGCTAGTGATCAGCGTATCGTCATCGGCAGAATCCA